CAGGAACCGAAGCATACTCTGTTAATACTAAAATTTGGGCACCTGAAGGCTTATTAGGTCTTACTATGCACTCTCCTAATATAGACATTAATGCAACAAATGATATTCAAATGTACCAAGATCGTGTAGCTATTGCTTCTGGTGTACCTAAAGGCTATTTAGTTCAAGAATGGGGTGGATTTGGTAATTCAGCTATTTCGTTAATTGAACAATTTAAACCTTTTGCACGTAGAGTGTTTACAGTACAAAGTGCTGTACTTGATGGGTTATCTAATCTCTTTAGATTACATTTTGCTATTACTGGTAAGTATGACTATAGAACACCTTTTGCCCTTTCAATGAAATTCCCTAATGAAGAAAGTTCTGATGCTAAAACAAATTCGCGCAATGCAGCTTTAACATTATCTAAAACTGTTTTAGATACAGTAGCTAACCTTGTTGGTGCTATTGATGATCCCCTTCCTCCTGAAATTATACAAGATATTTTAGCTAAGTTCTCTTTCCTTGATCCTAAAGACATTAAAAAATGGATTAAGAAGAACCCTAATCAGACTGAAAAGCCTGAAGGTGAAGAGGCCGAAGATTTTGGTGGTGGAGATGCTGGTGGGGCTGGTGGTGGTGGAGTCGAAGGCGGCTCTATGCCCGGACCCGAAGATGATTTAGGTATTGAGGGTGGTGGAGAAGACTTCGCTACTGCTGGTGGGGAAATGGCAGGTCCAGAGGGTGAAGAAACTGGAACCGAAGAGCCTGTAGAACCAACAGAGGAACCTGCTGATTTTGAAAGTGCTCTTGAAAATACTCCAGAGCAGAAAGAAAGAAGAAGAAAATATCTTTCTATGGAAAAGAAGATTCAATTTAATGAACGTCAAAAGACCTTATATAAGAGATATAAAGAATCAGAAGAAGTAGTGGCTGAAGCAGTTTATAAGCATTATTCCAGAATGGATGAATGTATTGTAGGTAATAGACATTATAAGTTTTCTATAATGGAAAGCTGTATGGAGGCTACTTATAACCTATTTGTTAAGAAAGACACTAAAGCTTTATCTGGAACTATGACCTTACGTGAAGGATTTGAAGAAACGATTGAAATCCTTCAAGAAGAAAAGAAAACTGAAGCTCAGTTAAGTTGGAATCATATTAAAAGAACCCTTGAATCTTATGATCAAAAAGAAGAAACAGAATTAGAATATGAAGGCCAAGAAGACGATGAAGAAAGGTTTAAGAAAATTAATGATATTCTCATATAACCTTATTACCAATAATACAACTAAATAGATAAGACCGATAGGAGATTTTTTATGGCTTTGCAACGTTTTACTGAAACGTATAAACCTGATATTACAACTTTTAATAAATTTGCCTCTGTACGTAAATTAACAGAAGCTGATATATCCAAAATTGAAGGTTCTAAACATAAACTATCTGAGTCCACTCAAAGATACTTAGAAAAGAATCCATTAGCTAAAATGGAAAGTAAAACCGTTTATAGAATGCCTATTTCACGTTATGACTGGAAAAATGCGAATGGCCGTATTTATTCTAAAAAGTTATGGGAAAATGTTATAGCTAATCAAAAAGATGTTTATCAAGGTGGGTGTGGTTTAGCTGATCACCCTGACGATGATAAAGATGGAATGTTCAAAGAGCAGTCTGTTGTCTGGTTAAACCTTGAATTGAATGAATCCGATGACCCTGATGAAAAAATTGTATTTGGTGAATGTGTATTTGTTGGTATTTATGGACATTTAGCCGAAGAAGTACTTGAAGCTGGTGGACGTGTTCCCTTCTCATCTTCAGGATTTGGTGAATTAGAAGAATCTGATAAATCTCAAGTTAGATGGGATACTTACATGTTAGAACGTGTTTCTGACATTGTATTAAATCCATCACAATCTGTTTATGGTAAAAAAGAACATGCTATAAATAAAAATAATGTAAAAGAGTCAATTGAAAGTGGTAAAATTAAAGAGGAGATTGCCCCAATGAGTGAAGGTACAAATTCCCAAGTTGGGAAATATTCAAAATTAGAAGAAAGATCATTTAGAGACAGCACAGGCAAATACCTAACTGAAGCAATGAAGATTGTTGACCCATCTGACAGGTTACAAGAACTTGAAGAAATTCAAGGTTACTTCCCCGAAGGTTTAGCTACTGATCTTTTAGATGATGTTACTTCTAAGATTACTGAGGCCAAAAAAGAAATCAGTATTGCCATTAAAGAACATGTAAAGTTAAAAGAAACTTTTGATATAAGTAGCACTGAAGAATTAAAAGAAAGTATTTTCAATGTAGCTACTAACCTTGAATTCTCTGAAAGAACTGTTGAAGAATGGAAAAAATTAGCAACTGGTTTACAGGAAAAAGTTAAAACTCTTCAAGCGGTAAATGCAGCACTGCCCACTATTAAAGCATATAAAGAAGCTGTAAAGCATTCTGAAACTAATAGAAATCTCTTCATTGAAAAAGAAAAGTTCCTTATTGAAAAGTTAAAACTGACTGAAGGGAAGATGAACAAGGCAGAGAAAGATAAGATCGAACTTATTACTGAATTAGCTAAATATTCTGAAAAGATTGAATCTCTTAAAGAATATAATAAGAGAGCTGTTTCTAAAATCAATAGCCTTACAGTTGAATTAACGGAAACTAAAAAGGTAATTGCCTCTTCACGAAAAAGGGTTCAAGAAAATAAAGCTAAAGAAGAAGAAATTAACTTTAAACCGTCTGCAACTTTTAGAAATACCTATTCAGGATTTAATGAATCTTCAGAAGTAAAAGAATATTATATGGACTTAGTTTCTCGTCATGGTAGCAAAATAGTAAAGTATAAAGAAACTATTTTATCATGTAAGACTTTGAAAGAAGCCATGATTAATTATAATAAGTTCCTTGCTCAATTAGATTCAAGCTCAACCACTAAGATTTCTGAAGCTTTAGAACCAGAAGATAGGCAGGCTCTTTTAGAATCTCAAACTCGTAGCAGAATTATTCCTTCTAAACCTGCAATGAAGCGTATGCCTGGAACTTGGGAATAAGGAAAAACTATGCCAATCTCAGATATTGATTTTACCCAAGAAAAAGGCAACCCTTCAGAAAAAATTAGTAAGTTAGGAAGCAAGTTAGGTGAACTAACTATTGAAACCTTTTTCGTGGATCAAGCTGAAAAGCCTATTATTACTCGGGATTATATTGAAATGATTCTTTCTCAGTATGCTCAACATACACAAGATGCTACCCTTTATAATAAATGGTTACAGATTGATACGAAGTTTGATAAGTCAATGAGAGAATATAAATCCGATATTCTCATTCTCTTAACTGGTTTACAATCTATGAATCAAGCTCAACAAACTATGGAACAGCCTATTGAAAATAATCCTGCTGGACCTTCTGTTCAAACTCCTCCACCTCCTGATGTTGGTGGACAAAGACAAGAACTTCCTACCAATAAAGGAATTTAATTGTGGAATACTTAAATGAACATGAGAAATTCCTTTTTGAAGAAGATGGAATGAATATTAGTGGAGAAGGTAATATGGATGCTGGTGGAGGTGAACCAGTTGATGATGTTATGCCTGAATCTCCAGACAATATGATGGAAGCAGCCGATGATCCTTTTCATAACTTTGCCCATGTAATAGAACCTGTTGATATTAATAGAGCTAAAGCAATTATGGGAGCTAACGGATATCTAATTAAGATAGGTCCAGACTTCTTTGTTAGTGGACCTAATCCTCAACGCGATCCCCTTTATCCTATAGATCAAAAAGTTGTTTCTCAATTTGGTAATAATCTTAAAGTTGTTAAAGATAATCCTAATTCTGTTTATAAACCTTGGAAGATTATGAAAGTAACTTCTGGAATAGAACCTACAGATATAAATAAGGGAATGAAGAAGATTAGACCGGTTGTAGGTAATGAGTACCATACTTTTGAATCAAAGGGGAAGAAAGTGAAAGAATCATATAATGACATGACTGATGAGGAACTTCAAGCAGAACATGACAAGCATAATGCTGATAAAGAGGATTATGATGGTAACAAAACTAATCCTAACTACCCTAAGTTTAAGAAAGCTGTAAACACTCAAAAACAGATTAAAAATGTTCAAAGAAATCGTGATAAAGCTGCTGGTAAAATTCCTCATGGTGATCCTACCCTTAACCCAGCTAAAGATCGTGCTAATCGTAATAAACCTTGGGAAGAAAAGTTTGATAGAGACTTATTTATTGAAAAAGCTATTCAACGTGGTTTAAATAGAGAACAAATTAAATCCTTATTGAAAGAAGTTGATTATAATAGTAATGAAGAACCAGTAGAAGAATATAAAGATTTAACCAATCAATTAATTGAAGAATTGACTGATGAAAATGATCATTCAGCAGTAGATGTTATTAAAGCTATGCTTATAACCAGAGATGTTAAAATGTTTAAAGTTGCCGCTGCTAAGTGGATTAAACGTGAAGAACAGGGGTACTTATAATGCCATCAGTAAAAAAAGGTGAATCACAAGAAGACTTCGTTTCTCGCTGTATTCCTTATTTAATTAAGAATGAAGGAAAAGATCAGAAACAAGCTGCTGGTGAATGCTATGGAATTTATAAACAACATAAACAAGAAAGTGTAGTTGCTAAAGGTTTAGCTGCTGGACTTAATAGACTCCAAATTAAAGAACTTCTTATTGAATCTGATAAGTTTTTAGAAACCCCCGGTGGGGAAGATCAAACTAAAAATGATCCTGACTTTGATTATGCTGATCCTGATAATATGGAAGAACCTGATACAATTAGAGAAGCTAATAATGCAGTCTATAGGGACATCACTATGATTATAAAAGGATTCAAGGGATTAGAAAGTAAAATTAATAACCCCGAGTTGAAGAATAAAATTCATAGTTTATTAGGACAGATTGAAGAAGTATATGCTCAGCTATAGGTGAGCTTTCCTTCCAGAAACTCTTTATAGGAAACTTCAGTACCCCTGGGGCCAACTCCGGTTAGGATAAACTTACCCCTTGAGAGTCTTACAGTTTTAACACCCTTAATAACTTTTCTTTTAATGAAAGGTCTATATAGAAGGGTATCACAACCTGTCCCATTGCAGGTAAGACAAACTACTGGATGACCTTTTTCCACTCAAATACTATATTCCCGCAGTTCCAAATTCTGTCATAGCCATTCAATTGCATATTTTCCCATTCTGTTAAATTATCATCAAATATGTCTAATTTATCTCTCAATTTATGTTTCTGATAACCAAATCGACTCTCTACAGTTTTATGGTTCTTAGTATACCAATAAGAAGGAGAAGTATATTCTACTAATGTAAACCCAGAAGATGTATACCCTTTCCCATTAAATAAGCCCCTATCGCAATAAGAGATAATACTAACAGGGTCATTTTCTTTTATGAAGTTAGCCATGAGTTTAGATAGCCCACCTTGCACAGAATTTTGTAACTTAGAACAACTTCTTAATAACTCCCATTCATAGTTATGGTTATACCTTGAATATCCAAAAGAAGCAATCTGAATAATTTCCCCATCTTTGTTAATTAACCCATAACATATTTTAGAAGGTATGTACCCTTGAATATGGTTTTCTTTTAAGAAAGATCGTTCTATTTGTGTTGATATTCTCTCTATTTTACACTTTCTTGCTCCTGTCCTTAGTATTTTAGAACCATTAAGTCTATTATATAGAATAGATAATATAATTTCCTTTTGAGATACCCATTGCCATTCAAAAATATGTATTAAGTTGATTCCTTTACTTTCACAAAGAAGTGTTTTATTTAAGTGGTAACTTTTATCTTTTTTTGCAGATTCAGAATGCCAGTATGTTCCATTAAACTCTATGGCTATGTTGTGGTCGGGAAAGTATATATCAAGCTCATAAGGGGGAATAATATTTAATTTTCTGGTTTCAAAAGAGAATTCTCCAGATAAGGAAGTATGGATTTCCTTCTCCATCAAAGATTCTCCTGCTCTAAGTAAAGGATAACAGGAGGGACAACGTGGAACAATCCCATTTTCTAAATAAAAATAAAAATGTGTTCCACACTTAAGACATTCCCAATTAAATTCCTGATATTTTTCTCTTTTGGTTTCTAAAAAGTATTTCCAAGTAAATAGCGGTTTAACTTTTCCCTGAAGTCGATTATCTGATAATAAAGATTCGTAAAATATTCTTTTAGATTCTTTATTATAGTGTTCTTTAAAAGAAGGAGAGGATAAAATAGTAGTGTAACCATATCTTTCTTGTGTGGTTTTCTTGACTTTCTCTTTTATTTCAATATTCTGTGCTGGAGCTTTAACACCATATCTTTCAATATTGGTTTCTTCTATCTTTTTTTGAACAATAGTAGACTTTGCAGCATTATCTACACCATACAAAGTAAAAACAGTATTTTTTAAGCTTTCTTTAGTAGAATCAAGTTGCATAATGTTTTCTACACCATACCGTTCTTTAACAGTGCTTTGTCTTCTAAGATTAATTTCTTTCTTCTCTTCTGAGGTTTTATTAGAGATAGTACTTTTCATTTTATTTATAGATAAAATGCTCTTAGCTGGGTTCTCAACTCCATATTTTTCTAAATTTGTTTTCTTTCTCTTCTCTATTACTTCAGGGGAATTAGATATACATCGGGGAGAGCAATACTTTCCCCATTTCTTTGTTTTTTTATTAAATCGAGTAGGGTTGCCACAATAGCAGAGGTGTTGTTCCATGGTTAGTTAGTATATATAAAATTTTATAAAGTTTCAAGTCCTCTTTTTCACTAAATAACTTATTTAACCCTCTTGTACTAATTAAAGGTATCGGGTTTTAGTTTGGAGATTTTATATAATCTCGACCACTCCATCATAAATATGGAGATTAGAAACATATATTGTTTTTATATGACTATTGGAATTTAATATTATTAGTTCTCCCAAAATGTACACACAATTTTAACTATTTACCATTATGGAGATTACTACAATGGGTATGAGATCAAAAATGTCTGAATCAATGAGACTTGATGAAGATACTATTTCAGCGTTAAACGAACGTGAAGCACGTTCATTCCGCTTGATTGAAAAATGGTCGAAAGTTCCTGAAATCGGTTCAGGTCTTCGCGCCATGGATGAAAAGAAAGCCACAAACTTAGCCATCTTGCTTGAAAAACAAGCTCGTCACATGGCAAGATTAACAGAAGCACAGTATTCTGCTGCTTTCGCCGCAACTCCTGAAAATATGATTCGCCTTGTTCGCTTGGCCTATCCTAATTCTATTCGTGACAAACTGTTTACTGAATTTGCAATGGAAACTGCTAAAGACTCCATCAAGTACATTAAACCAATTTATTCCGCTAACTCAAACATCAACCGTGACGATTCGTTTGGTGGACTTGGTAACGGATTCAACCCTAACGTAACTTATGAATCTAAGCAATCACGTTTCCCTACAGAAATGGCTAATGCTACCGTAACTGGTGCTGGTCCTTATACTGTTGCTTTCACTACTAATGAATTTACCCAAGGTTATATTGCTGGCTATGCCATTATATATGATACCTCTGGTAACGTATTAGCATGGGAAAATAAACCCGGTGGTGGTATTGCTGTTTGGACTGTTGGACCTTCTTCAGGTATCAGCAATATTACATTTGATGGTGTTGGTACTTATACTGTTACATCAACAACTGCAATTGGTCAAGGTATTGGTCGTTATAACTCAGAACGCGATTTAACAGGAACCTACTTAGGTGAAGTTGAATTAGTGATGGCTGACTACCAGTTCCGTGTTCGCCCTATGACTTTAGGTGTTACTTGGACTACATTGTCAGAACTTGTTCTTGACTCTACTGTCGGAGTATCTACTGAAGAAGTTTTGATGGACGCTGCTGGTCAGGAAATCAAGAAAGCTCTTGACTTCTATGCTGTGAAGGTTGCTTATTCTGCTGCAAGAACAAACGGTTATGCCGTGTTGCCTTTCGATGCAGAAGCTGGTGCTGGTACACAGGACTCCTACATTCATACTGCACAGACAATCTCGCAAGCGATTGAACGTGTTGGTGATATTCAGTACAATGATATCAATCGTGGTGGTGTAAGCCGGATCGTTGGTGGACCTGCTGCTGTTACTTATCTTAGATTGAATGCTGGTTTCACTACTAAGGGTGTACAACCTCGTATTGGTGGATATCAAGTTGGTGAACTTTATGGAATCCCTGTTTTCAAAGTTCCTGCAAGTATTATCCCTGATAACGTGTTGTTAACCGTATGGAAGAATGAAAACAATGAAGCTGACGTATCTATTGCGTTCGGAACATTGATCCCCTTCTTTTCTACCGGGGCGCTCCAGCGAAAAAATTTCTACAAAGAAGCCGGATTAGCGAGCTTCGGTGACTACGTAATTTTGAACCCAAAATATTTTGGACTTATTCAAATAAATAACATTCGTGGTATCTAATTCCTTATAGTAGAATAACCTAAAGACTTTTAACCCTTCCATTTTTTGGAAGGGTTTTTTTATTACATAACTTGACTTTATTCTCAACGGGAGATATACTAATTATAAAGGAAGTATGTAATGTTAAAAATTGTTGTTTGTAAAAACTGTCAAAAAGAAATCAAAGTTGATAATTGGAGAAAGGTACAATTTTGTTCAAAATCCTGCGCAACTTCACATAATAGAAGAAAGATTCACCCAGTTGAACAAAGAACTTGCCTGAATTGTAAAACAACCTTTGAATTTCATATTAATAATAGTGATGGGAGTATTGGAAAGTTCTGTTCTCAAAAGTGTCATTTGGAACATATGAAATCTAATAAATTATATCAGAAGTTAACTTGTCCTGTTTGTTCAAAAGAATATGAACAGACTGCTCGAACTTTACATAAAAAATATTGTTCATCTGCGTGTGCTAATCAAGACAGGGCAAGCTTAATAAAAGTTTCTCTATCAAAAATTGATATCCCTTTAGACTGGGTTTCCTCAAAAAGTTTAGAGATTCTTAAGGATGAAATAGAAAGTCTTTTATTGAGAAGAGAAGAACCAAGAATTCCCCAAGAAGGGACATTCTTTCAAGAAGATAAAGAACTATATTGTAATATTCTTACATATCCTTTTATAGAAAGTTCCCTATCTTTTAGGGATAGAATTTTTCTTATCCTATCAGGGTTATCTGAACGCCCTAACTGTGTAGTTTGTGGAGAAAAAGTAACCTATTCTCTATCAGGAGGAAAATGGGGAACTACCTGCTCTAATGTTTGTAAAAACAAGTTTGCTATGGAATACTTATCTCCTCGTTTTAATAAAGATGCTTGCACCTTCTTTTTATCTCTTGATAAGAAGATTAATTCAAATCCTGGAATAGATTCCAGATATGCAATGTATGGGAATGGGGAGTTGTCGATTGACAATACTTTTTATTTAGACTATATTAACCACAAAAAAAAGATAATTATTGAATGGCAGGAAAGAAATCACAAATACACCCAAAAGCGAGATGGCTATAAAAAGAAAAGAGTTATGGAACATTTTCCCGATTACAACTATATAGTATTATGGGAAAAGGATTCTTTAACTGTTGAAAACTTTATATCAAAGTTTATAGGAGCTTAATATGCAAAATAGAAAAATCTTTCACAACATTCAAGAACATGCCAGCTTTTTAAAAAAGCTTCACCCTGAATTAAGAAAGGGCCAATCCTTAATGTTAGCTATCAATGAAATATCTCCAAAAAGTTATATTAAAATAACAGGATCACACTATGATTGTTTCTATGAGGATAGATTAGTGGACATATGTAAAGCCTTTTTAGATGGATTGCTTCAAAATTAGCAAATAGGGGTTGCTCCACTATTACCAATCTGAATAAAGGATATTGCAGACCATAAACCATCAGCACCTTGTAAGCTATATTCATACTTACCTGCTAAAGAGAACACAGTACAAGCAGGAAGGGCTATAGTGGTCCATGTGGTATCTGTAATCAACTTATAGGTTATTGCCCCTACAAAGTCAAAACAAAGGGTTACAGGCAGGTTATCATTATTTACAGTAATAGGTATTTGATTTATAGTAGTAAAGTGGTATACATTAGTTGTAGTGTTTGAAAGATCAGATAAATTAACCTCAAGAGAATTTCCATTTGATACTAAAACCGTTGTTGATTGATTATCTAAAGTTGCAGATGTTCTAAGTGGAGAACCATTAGCACTTGTAGGCTTAGATATAACTGCTCTTGAAGGTGCACTATTTGCTTGATTACTATTAGTAGTAGTATTTGAATTATTGGTAATATTAGAATTAATTACCTGATTGGAATTAATTGCTTTGAAAGTAAATGATAAATTTATATCCTTTAAATAAGGGGCAGTTGGGGAAAATATAGTTATTGATACTAAAAATGTAGCACTTGTAATTACATAATTTCTTTTAGGTAGGACAATATTTATTGAACTTTTATTAATAGTTGGTAGTTGTGAAATTGGGCTTGTCCTATCAGAAAATGAGGCTATAACCTTAGATTTTTCATCCATAATAGAATATGTATAGCAATAAGTAGCTATAGAGGGATTAGGGATGTTCTGAGATATTACCTTTAAAGTAAAAGAATCCCCATAATTGTAAGTTTTTGGGAGTTTAAAGTTTGGAGTTATTATAAAATCAGAAGCTGATAGTTGATTAAATACTCCTGAAATAGATGCAGTAGTAGCAGCTATTTGCTCATCTAATAATCCTAATAATCCAAAAAAAGATTGTTTCCATGCATTAAGGTCAACCCCAGTCCCTGCCCCTAAGAATAAAAAAGCACTAAACTGATTTGTTGTATAATTTGTAGCTACAGCAGGAACCGATTGAGCAGAGCTATCTATAGCTGATAGAATTCCTGAAACCCCAGTAAAGCTTTCCACTCTAAAAGTAAGAATATCCACATTATTAATGGACATAACTAAAGATTCAGCGGCAGATAAAAATTGAGTAATTAGTTGTTTTATTACTTCAACCCTCTTTATTAAAGCTCCAGCTAATTCGGCTATAGCTGAATCTGTAGAGGCAACCATAGTTAAAAGATGAGCTACAGTCTCATCAATCATGGACATTATTTGCTGAAAGAAGGGAAAATTATAAAGATTCAACCCTACCCAGTGAAGTTTTGGAAGAGTCCCTGAATAATTTATTTTTTTAGAGTTTGGATTTAATGCCCCTGAAACCGGACTATAATTTGAAGTTTGTAATTTTCCAGTAACACTATCTTTATAAGGAAAGACCTCATACAGGGGTTGAAGTAGTGCATCTATATTAGGTCCAGACCATTTAGGGGGGGTTTTATATTGAAGATTTAGGTCAGCAGCTTGATCATGCATCATCTTTTCATATTTCTCACCAGTTTGCTTAAAGTCATCAAAATTAAAAAGTAAAGTTATAGACTTCATAACAGCAGTAAAAGAGGGCAGTTCAGGACAGGTAATAATAATTCCGACTCCTAAAGCATGGTCCGTTTTCCCCCATGTTGGTCTACCTATATCTAAGGTGTTAGAAAAAGAAATTCTAAATTCATCAATAGACTCTTTTATTGTCATAGCGGGTAAACTAAAAGAGGGGTAATCTTTTGGATTATCAGAAAGAAAATTATAGTTTCGGGGGTGCATTCTATTAAAGGGAGTAATGAGAATTGCTGACCCACCTGTGGACATTAAACCTTTTATTATTGAGTCAAATAAAAGAATTCCCCCTTGAAGGAAAGTTCCAATTAGATCATTAGGGGAAGATAAAAAGATCGAAGCAATCTTTATAAACTGTTCTACAACATTAAGAACATCACTTGCTGTTTGAACAACTGTTTGAACACTTTTAAATGTTTGTACTAATGTAGGAGAAGTAGTTTGCCCTAAGTTATTTAGGTTTGTCCATGTTATGGAGGGCTGTGTAGACATTAATTAAATTCTCCGTATCTTCTTTTATCTTTAATAATTCTTTTTCCGCGAGTTTAAGAACTTCATTCATCTGTTCTTCTACGTGCTTAATAATAAACTCATTCGCTTTAATCATAAAATTCCTGAAACTGTAGTAGGAACAACAGTGGCCACACCAGATTGAGCAGAGGGGCTACCTGCTGTAACAACAGCAGCAGCTTGACCAGGGACTATAATTGTGGTATTAGCTTGAAAGTAACTTACTAAAGCTGTAGATATTTTTATCCATGATGCCATAGCTACTCCACGTTGAGCAGGGGTAGAACTGGCAGGAACAATAGCATCAACAATTTGAGCAGCTAAGGCTTGTGCTACTAACATTTAAGCTCCAACGGCAACATTGCCAAGATGGGGGATTCCTGAAAAAGGACATACGGGTATAGCACAGAAGGGACCAGCTCCCGTAGGTGCAACAAGTCCACTGGGGAATGTGGTTGTTGGGGAAACTAAGGTAGTAGATAAGGCAGTTAGGCTTAAAGAACCAAGAGTTGTTAAGTTCATACCTGCCGTAGCCGTCATAGTTATCTGGCCTAATGCTACGGTTATTTGGAAATCTCCCGTTAGAATTGTTTCTTGATCCCCACCTGAAACTATTTTTGTATCTTTTCCTAAACCATAAGATTCTTTCTTTACTTTAGCTACGAATTCTTCTGAATCTCCAGCAGTATGGTCCATTCGACTTGCAGAGGTGACACTTTGAATATTACCAGAAGCAGAAGTAACATTTGATCCTGAAGTTTCAACCCGCTTACTGGCTAAATCTTCAAAGGATTGTGCTGCTTTTAGATTAACATCGGCACCATATTCTTCTGTTTTAGATGTTCCTATAATATTAATATCACCTTTAGCAGTAATAGTAATAATAGTAGATGGATTTTGTAACCAAATATCCCCATCTTGAGAGACTAACTGAACTAATCTATTTTGATAAATAGTTCCAAATTGTCCTGTATTCTTATTAGTATAGGAAAAAGACTTTCCACCTACACGTTCAATAATCATTTCATTAATAGCAGTAGTGGGGAAACTTGCAGAGTTCTCCGCATTATTAACCAATTGAATAAAACTTGTAAGACTTTCTCCGGCTGCTGGTTGAGAAAGTCCTAAAATAAATCCCATAGTAAAGTCTTCATTCGTTAAAACCCAAACATTATCATCAGTAGAGTAGGCTATATTAGTCTTTGCAAAGAAATTGGGAAATCGTGGCAAGAGGTCTGTTTCCAGAATATCTTTCATGTCTGGAAGAATTCTAACCATAAAAACATTAAGGTTGTCAGATTCTCTTTCTAAAACAATTTCAGCTTGCTTTAATTCATATTTCATTCTTTAACTTCTATTTCTTTAAGAACTTCTATTTCTATTTGAGTTCCTTCTTCGATGAGGTGGCCATTAGTAAATATATCGTTAGTTAATTTTTCAGTTAATATAGTCGGTTCTGTCATGCTCTGATTCCTTTATTAATTAGTAGGAAAAGGAATAAGTCACATAAAAAAAAGGGAACCAAATAGATTCCCTTCATAGATTAAAGTTCTTTTACTTTACTGTAATTACAGCATCAATTGGTCCTTTTACTGAGATATTCTTTAGGACAGACTCATCGGGCCAAAAAAGAATACCATTTACAATAGGAAAAGGACGGTAAAATAGGCAAACCGCATCCCCTACTTGGGGAATAACATCAACCACCTTTTCTTCAAACTCACATGATTCTGTTACTATCAATATACGCATACTCTTCTTCCTTTACTGGCTGATAGCCAGTGTTGAACTTCGGGTTTCTCCACGAAGTTGTTGGTTCAGACGAATCTGATCACCATCAACCCGGCCATGGGCATAAGCGTTTCCTTCAGAAATATTCTGGTTAATTTTTCTATGTTTAAGAGCAATATTTTTAAAGAAATTATCAATATCAGCTTTGGAAGAAACAACCAACTCCCGTGAATCAGAATCCTCTGCCTCATCACGTTCGATCATGGCCTGAAGGCGGGAAGAGAGGTTATCTGCTACCCCCGCCTTATAAGAAGCAACAAAACTTCTTCCGTTTCCTTTTACTTTATCAGCCAAACGATCAATGGCTTCAAAGAGATATTCAGCCATGGCAACTGCTGCTACAATATTGTGTTTTTTTCCAACAATCTTAGTAACATACTCTCTGGCTTGGCGATAATAGCCTTTGGAGCTACCCCCTACAGTTCGATAGGTTCCACAAAAATTGACCTCAACAATACAATGAAGAAGAATCTTTTTCCATGGAGCAATTCGATTGTCTTTGGAAAATTCTTCCTCAATAACATTGGACTCGTCAGTTTTCAGGTCAGCAGTGTCCAAATTATACTTCACCAAAAGTTGGTGAGCTTTGGCAATAGCCAGAGAAGCTTCAGCTTCATTGGGTGATTGTCCCAAGGCAAAGAGCTTCTTAATGGTATCCAGTATTTTACTAAGTTCTTCAGTTGACATGTTAGTCTCCTTAATCTTTCGATATAGATAGTGTACCATAAGGAGCTTATTTAATCAAGTGTTATCTGCTAATAAAGTGAATCTTTTATAGAATTCTTTATATTCCATAATAAAGAGGTGGTCCCTATCTGTATAGAGATAATACTTTTCTCCAGTAATGGGGTTTATTGGATCATCTTCCGTAGCAAAATAGATTAACCCAGTTTCATCTTCTCGAAATGTTAATTCAAAGTAAACTTTTTTCATTAATTTAAATCCCCCTATAGCATCATTTGTATCACAACTAAAACAACCCATATTATTTTCTCTTATCCTTCGGTGGAACCCACCCTAATTTAATTAGACATTCAACAACTCTTGGATCATTCAGATCAATAGTGGAGGTTGCACTTCTTAATAGCCTATCTGTCCACTGCTCTTGTATCTGAATATAGTTAGAAGTAAATCTAACATTAGTTATTGGGTTCATAGTATTACCAACAAGTGTAGTCTGTAATAGACTGTTTGGATTTACAATGTGGGCAGATAACATCATATGCTGGTCCTATTCCATTATTAAGGTGACAGGAAATTATTAAAGTAGGTAAATCTATAGGTATTCTAAGAAACCTTGGAGTCAACTTTAACCTAAATTCTGCCTTATCATAAGCCTTTTGGTAGCACTTCTGATGTATATAATAAAAATTATTAAAACGATCCAGTTCTACATCATTTAATAAGTGTTTCATATATTACCTACAATAGGAGTAACCTTAACTATCTTTGCCTGAGCTGCTGCTGCCCTATTCCAACACTGAAGACATACGGGCATATCAAAAGTTGCATAAGTACTATCTTCTTGAATAGTCAGAACAACAATAGGTTTGGCCCCACAAATACTGGATTTTTCCATTCCCAAAATAGGAGTGGAGTTTGCACTTTCTCCAAGGCAAATTTGTTTAGATACTTCCACGTTTCTTTCCTCCGGTTAAACTTCTAATATATTTAGGATTTAGTATTGTCCATTTTTCATAATTTTCTTTAGCTTTATATATGGGAGTATACAGCCCCTCATCCCAATCTTTATCCTTTAGAAAAAGGATACACTTAAACCCTTCATAAATAGCAATAACTTTCTTTTCAGTAATTGAGATTGCTAATATTTGACATTTAGTATCATCATAAACCAAGTAGCCACTATTAAGATATTTATTTATCTTATGGGCTATTTTGAGAGCATAATTCCATCGTGCTTCATATATCGAATGTGACATTTTTATCCTCAAATCTTTCTTTCAGTTTGTTATAAAGTTCCAGAAGATACTTTTCCGATACACCAAAACCAAGGCTCATTTTCTTTTCATAGATATTAATCCAAAATTCATTACTATTACCTATATCTTGAGTAATAAATAAATCTTTCGCATCTTCTGTTACTTTTATGAAAAGAGGAATAACAGGTATGTATTCTTGTGGTATGCTCTTATGGGTTTTCATGTATAACTCTCCATACAATAGAATTTACCAGATTTATTATAAAAAGTCAATGGAATTTAAAATAAAAAAGCCATTCAATTAAGAATGGCCTTTTGTTTAGAACTTGAAGTTTACTCCACATCCGGGACATGTATCAAAGGTGTCAGGACTTTTTGTTGCACATTCAGGGCATTTAGGCATTTTAATACCTGCTGCCTGTTCTGTGTAAACAACATTCCACTTATCTTCAACATCAACATCCCTGCTGGCACTGATAATTTGAGCAGATTCCTTATCCGATAAACGGAACCATCCGGGCATCTGTGTTTTTTCATCATCAATATCTGGATCATTTACTGATCGAGTTTCTTCTTTCTTGACTGATCGAGTTTCTGCTTCTTCTTCAGGAGGTGGCAGGTCATCCGTATCTGGATGATCTTCTGCCGTGATAGACTCAACAGCTTCTTTTCGATTCTTAGCTTCTTCATCTGCAAGGCTCTTCAGTTCTTCTGAGAAATGAGTCTTCAAAGCATAATCAATATCACCAATAATGCTTTTAAGGTTATTCCAAAGTTTAGTATAAGAGGATACCCCATAAATCTTAGCAAGGTCAAACTTTTCATAGGTGGACTCTTCTTCAGTAAGTGGCCCATTAACAATGAAATCTCGTATGTCAGCACTGGCCATCTCTGGAACCCTACTGGCATTGATTACTTCATACGCAGGGTTTTGTTTACCAGTACGTTTAATACCAATGTCAAACTTTTCCCAAAAGCCATATGTTTTAATGATAGTGTTAATAAGAGAAGTAAAACCAAACATTGAAATTTCAGTGATGTTGGTATATTCTTTTCCATCTTTACCTGTAGTAACTCTAACTTCTTTTACTAAAACAGAAGTCTTTTTGTTATCTTTGTTCCATGCTGTTGACCGATCAATAACGTTAGCAACAAAAACTTCTTTACCTTTCCAGCCCTTACCTAAAAGGTCATACTTAAAGGCATTAGAACTTTCATCTAAATTATTCTTGGTAACAGTATTAAAGATTTCAGGAAAGGTTTCCTTAATCCGATAAACCTTTTCTTTAGTGGTCTTTCCCTCTATAGAAACCCAATCTACTGCTTCAACCTTTTGAATGATCCTCCACATGATATGTTGATCATTTCTGCTCCGCAAGGGGAGAATAAACCGTTTACGTTTACCCTTGTCATTAAGAATCGTTGAAATATTAATAACCCTTGCATCATACTGATCACCGGGGCGGGACATTTCACTTAATCCAAAGTCTGGATGTTTTCCCACAAAACGGAAAACTCTTGTCTTCAACTTCTCAAGTCCAGAATATTGAACCTTTTCAAATTCAAAGTTTCCCTTTCCTTTGTTAGATTGACGAGCAAGCTCTTCTGCTTCTGCTGCTTCTGCTTGAGCCTTAAACTCAGCATCTAAATCATCTTCGTACTCAGCCATCGTGAATACACTCCTTATATGGGTATTTTACCCTTTTTTATTTTGGCACTATTGGCCTTTATTAATAAGTATAAGCAGGGGCTTAAATTAAGTCAATGATGGTCACTGACCTGATAGACTCCCCTTCTTTAGTGTTCAGATAAAATCGAGTTAACTCTTTACCTGTATAGTCTTTAAATATCATAGGATTGCTATTTAGAATTTCTTCTATATTTTCTTTGATCCAATTAATATTTCTATCAGCATCGTCTACATAATCTGTAAACTCTTCATAAAATACTAAAGGATTGTTTTTACCTACTTTATTATATTGAATTTCTATCTGCCAATCTTTTGTCTTCTTTCTAAACATTTTTTATTCCCACCTTTTCTAAGAAAATTCTTTTATCTCTCTTGTTCATATCAGTAGTTACATTTTCAAAAAAGTATTGATCGTCATGGTGCATAATATATTCAAACATAGCCTTCCACTGATCCCTACTGAATGTAATAGAATGAAAAACATGATTTTCCCATGATGCTACAGTCTTAGGAAACAGTTCTTTTACTATAGAAAAGATAGCTAAGGCATATTGTCTGGTTTCCCATTGTGTATGCTCATCCATTCTTAAATTAAGAAAGTGGAGCATGTTTCTAAGGTCTATAGTTAGTAAAACATTAGAGTACATTGAAACAGGAAGAACTGATCGAGCTAACTCTGAATTAATACCAGTCTCATTGAGAAGTCTTTTATATAACCAATAAGAATCTTGATCATGTTCATGGAATTCACCTTGAATAAAACTTTGTTCATCTTCAGGACCAGTATACCCGGATTCTTTAATCCTCTCTTCTGAAGGAACATAAAAGTCTAAATCAGCATCTCCAGAATATCGTAGAGAAAGCTCAGAAGGTGAAGCTGTACGCGCCCTCATGATTTGTCTTAAAACAAATATAGGAGCTTTTATTTCAACAGTAATAATACAGTGTTCCTGAACACTGTTATGGGCATTACGAATTAAGTAATCCATCAAATGTTCATCATCGGATTTCTTCTTTCCCGATCCTTCAGTAGAACGCCGCGCTGCAAAGATTACCCGTTCGTCATTTCCCATATGGTCAATATATTTAACATAACCCTTGTCTAAAACTTTAATGGGAGGAAATAATTCATTATTTATATTATCCATTACCAAACCCTATAATCAGAAATTGGGACTATATCTTCTTCAGTTATATCAATACCTATCTCTGATAAATCTGTAATGAAATCTTTTACATTCTCATTAATAATTTTAAGATTGGGTCCGGGGATCATTAGATAAAATCTATCAACTCCGGAATAAGCGTTTCCACCAGTCCTATATTCCATCTTTACTTTATCAGACAGGCAATCATCATAATCGTAATCCCATTCTTCTTCAGTAAAAATACCCTTTTCAATTATTTTATTAATCCGGTCTTTAGTTAATTCAATCCCAATCCCACCAACACCATTATAATCTACACTCATTTTCTTTATCCTTTAATCTATCCAACCATATGTTGTAATAGTTTTTTCAATTGGTTTAACTTCTCTAAATATCATATCATCATTTTCATAAGGACTTTGATCTTGATATTCAGTTGACCCTACAGAATAATGTGTAATGAAAAACTTACCATCAGAGATTCTTTTTAATACTACAATATGGCAGGTTTCCCAACGTCTTTGGTCATAAATTTCATCACTGATTATTTTCCAATCTTCATCATCACCATAATCAAGGACTATTCCTGCTATCTCTTTACGATCTGTAAAGGTAATAACTTCTCTTTCCATTTTCTTTATCCTTTAATTAAAAGAGTCTAACCAGTTAACAACTAAACTCATAACTTCAATAGCATCTTCTTTCTTTACCCAAGACTCTTTACAAGAAGAACAAATATATGTAGGTTGTTTATACTCTAAATAAGAGTTCTCATATTTTAGTTTCTTAATTTTTATTGTTGAAGTCATTAACCGATTACAGCAATAAGGTCCATCAGACATAAGACTTTTCCATTACTTGTATTAGTTCCTGAATATTTTCATCAAGGATTTCATCGTCTTGGTTAAATAACTTATTCTTTTTAAAAGCCCATAACATTGGGTATACATATGCATTAAGAATATAGTAGCTTAAAACATCTTTTTTAATTTCAAGTGCTCTCTTATAGCTTTCAATCGCTAATCCAAAAAACTGTTTTTCAAAGTTATACATTCTTTCTTTCATAATAATACCCTATTAGTTGGTCGCTAAAACATCTCGTCAAAAACATCATCAATAGTTGTTGCTTGACGATCAGTAACATGATGATTCTCATCTACCCATGTATGAATTCCAATAATAATGGGAGACTCTTTTTCTTCAAGAATCTCCTCACATTTTAGAATGTAGTTTTCCCAATCACAATTCATGCACATATTATTTGTTCTTTGTTCCTAAAACAGTTATAACCCTCTGAACATCTGGATAGGTTAACCCAAACCTGCCATCAACGTGAACGAAATTAAATGTTTGATCTTCTAACATATCTGAATCATCATCTATAATGACCCATTCATTTCCATCATTAAGGTTATTTTGTTTAAGCCAAGCTGCTATCTCTTCTCCACGGCAATTGTAAGATTCTCTTTCCCCTTCTTCATTTATAAAAGATCGTGGAGTTATACCAGAAACAAAACCGGGAAGTTTTCTATCTTCCCATAGTTGTTTCATTGCTTGTAGACCTGCTAACCGCCATGAAGAAGAAATAACAATATAAGCACCCGTTTCTTGGATAATCCACTTTAAATATCTAACACATCTATCATCAAAGAACTGACCGTATTGATCAGAATCTTCTTCTTTAAGAACGTTAAGAGATATTAAATTGTCTCCGGAGTTTAGTACTCCATCAATATCCAAGAAAATTATTTTCATTGAACTGCTTCCTTATTAATTAGGGCTTCAAAGATGATTGAAACATTATCGAAGTCACCCTTCTTCTTTTCTTCAAACTTCTTCCAGAATTTATATGCTTCTTTAAGGTCACATACTTCAATCTGAAGGCTTTCTGCCTGTGCCTTAAACAAGTCACTATTACTTGAAGTAAGAGCTTTAGCATTCATAGCATTTTCATGAACACACTTGAATATCTCCAAGAGGTCTGATTTCTTCTGTTCGTCAATTATCATTCTGTTCTTCCTTTAATTTAGAATCTTCGTAAATATTAATGGCTTCTTGAGCCACAGTTAAAGCAGCATATAACCCTTCAGCATTAAGGGTTCTCTCATAATTAACATAGTTCATAAGGTTTTTTAATGCTTTGTATAGTTTCTGTTCCATGCCTTAAATATAGACAAGGTGAATCACAAAGTCAATAAAAAAACCCTCCGAAGAGGGTTTATTTTTTCTATTCCGGAGGGTTAACGAAACTGGTCTGCCAGTTTCTTTCCTTCCTCAAAATCTTCTCCATCCCCATCAGAACTCCAAGAGAAATCTCCCCCAGTTCGTTCATTAGCCTCAGTAATCAAAATCAGGGAGGCCACGACATAGGCATCATATGGTTTTTGAGCTGTTTTGCAGAATTCAAAGTCCAAGGACTCATTGAAAACCACAACAAAAGTTTCATGGCCCTCGTCTTCAATCCCATTGAAACGAAGACGTTTGTTTTCCAAAGAAACCAAATCAGGAACATAGGCCAAGTCATTTTCTTTTTGAATGATGTGATTCAATGCTCCATGGCTAACCAAGTTATTCAACTCATCAATAAGTTGGTTATCCAGATTTGCCTTACCTTTCCAATAATGTGTATAACCCATCTTGTCCTCCTTGATCAATTTCCTGATCTGATAGTAGATTATCATAAAGAAGAATATTAGTCAATAGGCTAACCTGCTCTTCTGTAATATTTCCACTATATTTTTCTTTCAATTCTAAGATTTCCTTTTCTGTTTTCATAGTAGTTCTCCATATGTTTAGTATCGGAACTACTTATAAAAACTTGAGTCTATCCTTGAATAATATTGAAAAGTTCTTCATGGAGCTTGGTGAACTTAACAAGTCCCCGTTCTGTCAAAAACAGAACAGCCACAGATTCTCCGGAATATTTCTTCAGCTCCAGAGCGTTGCCATTGTTATCCAGAGAGATAAGAAAGTTACCTTGATCAAGCTCTACAGCAAGATAGGAATTTTCTTTATTCTCAACCACATAAGCCTTCTTCAAAAGTTGGAGGCTGGTGAAACCAAAAATCTTTTTCTTCATATTTGTTACCTCTCTTACAAAGATACTATATGATAATTAAATAAATGTCAAGGGAATAAAAAAACCCTCTGTTAAGAGGGTTTAGGTTGGTCGGATTTATCATTGAGATTTTTTATCTCAATTTTCTTTGGTTTCGCATCTTCTCGAATTGGAACAAAGATTGTAAGAATTCCATCTAAAATAGATGCCTTTGAGTCTGCTACATCATATTTAGCAAATGGAACAAAGTAGGCTGTCTTAGAATTAGATGTTCTAATACCTTTCTTAATTGATTTCCAATTGTAATATTGGTCATTTCTTTCTTTTGATTTGATATCAAGTTTAAGATAATCATCTTCATAACTAATATCAATATCATCTAAGGATAGACCAGCCACAGCAAATTCAAATTGAAGATTTTTTGTGGTTTCATCTATGCTGAGATTGAACGGGGGGTAACTCAAATCATAGATAGGAAGAAGCGATTGAACCTGGAGATATCCACGATCCAAATCTGAAAATAGAGCATTAAACAGCTCAAGGGGAAACATTGGGGTGTTCATTTTGACACACTCCTAAAATTATAATAACCTCTCCCATACGGGACAAGGCACTTTATTAAAAAACTAACAATTCACGTTTTATTACTATTAGGTCAACAAAACGGAGCACTATATAATTAGTATGTGTTATTATAACAGAGGTTCCCCTGTATAATTACACCAGCACTTTCTTGCTCTTGCCCACGATCCCATAAACTTAGCAATATTAACCGTTTGGGGGGTACTAAAATATCCATGACATGCTTCTGTGAAGGCTATTCCTTTTATTCTTAATTCATGGTCTTCTGGTAGGTTGTCTTTGTTTGCTCTTTCAATCATAGATTTTGCTAATTCAGATTGTTCCATTTATAATATTTAACCTCTCTACATACGGAAAAAGTAGGACTCGAACCTACATGCCAAATTAATGACGACTGTTTAGCAAACAGTTTCCTTACCATTCGGAACATTTTTCCATGAATCTTCGGAAATTGGAGGTGTCGATCCCCCATGCTTGCGCAAGTATCCGTGGGTTCAGGCCACGTTGTCAGGCCGCTGACACAATTTCCATAAAAATAAAACTATAGTCAATATAGCATACCATATCCACTATGGCAATACTACGCTCAGGCTCTTCGATTCAAAGTCTCCGAGTTGTTCCCTAACCTATGGACGGATCAGACTCACCCCTATATAGACCTATCTGTTCGATAGTTTTATTTTTTAGAGCATCTAAAGAGATTCAAACTCTTACCTTCGGCTTGGAGGGCCACAATGCTATCATTAACACCATAGATGCGTTTATATAATTAGTATATAGATGATCTTTCTAAAAGTCAAGGACTAATTATTAATAAGGATTCTCATTATGACAAGCAAAGTACCCCGAAGTTCTGAATGGCCTAAAGCTGAAAAGGCTCACCTTGCAAAAGAACCAGCTTGTGCTGTTTGTGGAAAAACTGATTCCGTGAACGTACACCACAAATTTCCGTTTGAGGTAGGTAGACATTTAGGGTTTCCTTCTACGGAAACTTGGGAACCTAACTTAATTACCCTTTGTGAAACAGAAGAAAATAAACCTGAAGAAAATCACCATTTACATATTGGACATGATGGAGATTTTGAATGTACTAATCTTAATGTAGATGCTGATGTAGTAAAATATAAAAATCTTACCCATGCTCAACTACTCGAAAATACCGAATACATGGAATCAAGAAAAAATAGACTTCCTAAACCTGATAACATGACTCAAGAACAAAAAGATTATTGTATTCAGTGGTTGAAGGTTCATTATCCAGACTTGCCTGAATTTAAGAAATAAAGCCAGTTTTTGGGAGCACTACTGGCGAAGTGCCAACCTACTATATAGTATTTCTACTAATTTCTTCCCATTAATGGATGTTCCACTTCTCCATCAATTCTTTAGCATACTTTTCTTGATTCTCTTGCTCTTGAGGAATAATAGAACATTCCTTAGTTCGTATAACATACCAATAATTTTCAAGAAGATTAGTGAAGTCTTTTGTCATTTCTTCCATCTTTTCAAAAGTAATTTTCATTTTTTATTATCCTTATAAAACTATACCCCCTTTTCAGGGGATATTTTAAAATCAGCTTTTATCCAGATAGGCTTCCAGGTCATCCAAGTGGCGAGAACACTCATTTGAAAACTCATCCAAGAGAAAGTACTTCCAATCATCCTTTTTCTTAAGATCAAAAGTCTTGGAAGGGGAAAAGCCAGCATTGGCATAGGAAAACCGAACAGGTTCATCCTCTGCATAGGACCGATTGATCCTTCCCGGAAATAGCCACAATCCAACCTTATTCTGAACACCAGAGTTTTTTGGCAAGTAGATAACATTAAAATCTACCCGTGTATCAACAGCATGGTATTCATCATCTTTTTTGATAAGGGAAGCAATCTTCTTCTTAGCAAATAGAAGGGATTCTTCAATAACTGCATCAATATCAGCTAAAGTGTGATAAGGCCAGAGAACAGAATATTTCCTTGATTCGAAAATATCGGTTCCACTATGAATAACAGCACGACCTTTCCAAGAAACCTCTGCTTCAAAATGAATAGTTCCATAGTCTTTGCTCATGTGGTCCTTCCTTTAGCTACTTTATGTAACTAAGAGTATCTTATACTATTAATAAAAAGAATTCAAGTCTTTTTGTGAAAATCCTCATGAATTTTCATCATAAGAACCCTTACTAAATCTGCATCTTTCTTATAGTCTTTTCTAAGTCTGCTATATTCTTCATGGGCTATTTTATGTACTTTATTCCATCGAATAGTTCTGTTGACTTCTGCAACATAATCTTTAACGGGCATCATTATTTCCTTATTATAGTGACGTTTTCCAATTTTCTTTTGTTAATCGCTTAGTCTTATTTTCATAAAGAGAAAACATGAGATTAAAAATAGTTAAGTGATCTTTCGAGTACTTATTAGAAATATCTGTAAATAATTCATTAGCTATTTTATGCATATCTTCCCAGTATTTCTTCTTTTTTTCAATCATAGAAAAGGTTGCTGCTGGCATATTATTTATCCTTTTTCTCTATAGAAATTTCCATCATTATATAGGTAGGCTTCTCATAATCAGAACCCACCATAATTGCCTTCGTTCGTCCATTAGAAGCTAAACCTACAAAAGGTGTATGATAATGTCCAGAAATGACATAATCTATAGAATCTAAAAATTCCTCATACTTGGGGTTAGCACCAAAATATACCTTATCTTTATACTTAGGATTAATCATTGCCTTAACAATAGGGAAATGCGTAATAAGCATAGTAGGAAGTCCAATTTCTCTTTTATATGCAGTAGCTCTTGCAAGGCATTTAGCGTATTCGGCATGAGCTTTATCTACTAAATATTTGTAAGACCCCTCTCGATAGTTAGGAATATAGGTGTAGTCTTGCGTTCCTACTTCCGCTTCATGATACCAAAGCATAGCACCACAAATATATACCCCATGAAAAAGAAAATCGTTTTCACCATTAAGAGACAAGATATTATAGCAAGCATCAATTTCTTCAAATTCGGCCTCCATTTCTTGAGGAGATTTATTTTCCTCATTCCAGTAGTCATGGTTTCCATTCACTATTAATATAGGAATATTAGGAAAAACCCTTCTAAGGTATGAAAATAGTTCTGTTCTTTGTTTTATATGGTGAGATACAATATCTCCAGATATAATGAGAATGTCAGGCTTCTGCTTTTCAACATCCTTTATTACATTGATTACAGCAGAGTTGTGGTTCACACTACATCCTACATGGGTATCTGTCATTATTGCATATTTCATACCACAAGCTTATCCTATTTTTTAACTAAAGTCAATATCTCGATAACCTAAATCTGTTGAATAAGTTGTCAGAACGTTATCTACCTTGGCTTGAATATATTCCACCTCCTGAAGAAGGTCATTCAAGTTCCTCAATGGTTCATATTCTTTTTCATAAAAGGCAATATACCTTTCTGCTTGCTGCTCGAACTCTTCTAATGTTTTAGAAGGGCTAAATTGGACACTCATTAAGACAAATGCCAGTTGTTTTGAAATAGGGGGGTTCATTGAGGAGTTGCTTCCTTATCTTGAGGTTGATCATACTTAATTCCGCAGAAGGGACAATAGACTGGAACAATTGGAACTTCAGAGGGTTTAAGTCTATATTCTCCATTTAATTTCTTTTCGGTAATAATAGCATATAGGCCACAGGGCTTAACATCTATTGTTCCATTTCCAAGTTGAAACCCTACAGCAACACAAGCAGAAGGGTCGTCATAGGTTTCTTTTAAAGTTTTATTAACTTCTTCAATGCAATTACACGACATATTAACTCCATGTCCAAATGAGGATCAAAGTAGTTACTACCAGACCTGCCAAGGATGCCCCTAAACCAACAAGGGCAATATTATCCAGTAAACTATTTTCCTCATTTTTCTTAGGGCTATAAACTCTGACTAAGTAAATAATACCTAATCCCGCAAAGATACTAAAAGTTATTAAAAACTTTATACAGATTCCAAGTGTTGTGTTCATGTTACAAACCCCATTCAATTGCTTCTATTTGAGAAACTTTTACTTGACAGTTTCTAAAGTCTAAAAAAGTACCACCTCCATACCAATTATCATAAATTTCTTCATACTCATCTTCTGAGTAATAACCTTTAATAGTTTTACCAGAAGTCATATGAATCAAAATAGATTCAAGTCCATTATCTTCATGCATTTTAACTTCTCTCCATTCTTACTGTGCCACATTTAGGGCAAGCATAAAGTTTAACTTCTTCATCATAATCTCCCCAATGACCTTCGGATATTTTGAAAGTTGATCCGTGTATTCTATGGAATTCTATATCTCCAATTAAGTTATCTTGCCACTTTCCATTATCATCAAGACCTTCTTGATGTTTGTAGCCACATACACATTTCATAGTATGCCTCCTTATATAAGGACATTATACCTTATTTAAATCTGTGTCAACCATAAACTTTAATTTTTCATTTAATTCACTAAAGGTGTAGATTATATCATCCCACATGACTTTCTGAACCATTCTTGTTCCAAACTCTCCAGTTTTATTACCATGTCCATTAACATATTCAAAAGTTTCTTCAACTTCAAAAAGATAAAAAGGCTTATCTCTAAATAAAGAGTGGCCATTTTTATATAGAATATTAAGAACTACTTGTAAATCTAAAACTTCTACCATCATCTTACCAGCAGATTCTAACATAACTTCTGAGGCATCCATAAAATAAATCTTCCTTCTTCTATATAATAAAGAGAAGGATTCAATATGTCAATAAGAACTTTAAAAAATGAACCCAAGACCTTCTAATAATTTACTATTTTTAGACTTTACCTGTTCTGGGTCCAATATGATCTTTGTTTCTTCCCATAGTTCCCTAAGAGAAGCAGGGTCCACTGCTAAGTACCTTTTAGCTAACTCTACAGCCCCACAAACCGCATCAGAAACGTCTTTAGCATGAAGCCCTATTAATCCTGTACTCCAATTGTAATCGGCTCCAGAGGGGTTAATAATATCACCTTTAGTGTGGTCTACTTTTAAGGTATCAGTTCTTGGACGCTTTGTTATTCTTAGAGATTTTAGATTATTTTTAAACATTAAGTTTCTTCCTATCTTTAAACTGCCCATTTCTATTAATGAAGATAGGGACATATAAGGATCAAGGGTAGAGTCAACTGATAGATGTTCCATTTCAATACCATATCTTTCTAAGAATTGTATGGCTGATTCTGATTGATAGGTATCATAGGATGCATTAACTACAGGAATATTTCCTTTAGAAATTAAATCAATAATTAACTCTCGAATAGCATCCAAGTTAATTCTTCCACCATAAGGAGAGATAGGGATAACAAAATCTATTACATATATAATGTCTTTCATTCTATCAATAGATGAAGTAAACTTATCATACTTTCTTTCTATATGAGCACAAGCGATAGCAGTCATATCTCCTGACACTGATTGGTCAATATGTATTACTCTTGGAAGATTAGGTTTATAGTAAAGTTTGTATGTTTTACCATGGGGTAAGAATAATTGATCTTTTATCTGATTCCAGATTAATCCTGTTGGGTTCATTTTGGCATCGGCGTGTAGACAGCTTGTTATGGATTTCATTTCTGGAACAAAACACGCCTCTATTTTATTATCAATATAGAAAAGTTTATCCATATTTCCTTGAGGTATTCCAGCTAAATCTCTTAAAGAATCAATTAAAGAATCGTGGAATAGTTGATATAATCCCTTTTCATCAGATAGGGTAGCATAAGGTACATTTAGGATATCTGAGGGATTATATCCTTCAGCAGAAGTGAGAATTCGAGGAGGGTTTCCATTTCCCCCTAAATAAACAGGAAAAGTATTATCTATATTAGGAAAGTCTGATTCTACCCATTTCCAAATTGATCCCTTAACAACATAGCAAGTTTTGTCTAAAGGAGCCTCATTGAATGCCCAGCTTTCAAGGGGACTTGTAATGTCGTTAGGTGAAGAATCCAGGACGCTTCTGGATAATTCATGGCCTTTGAATCTGGAGAAAATACGTCTTTTTGCATTATTATATATTTTCATAATAAACTCATCAGAATGTCCATTTTCTCTAAAGAAATTTAATTCTGAGAGGGTAGCACAGACAATACTTAAACCTACAAATCTACCAGGATCGGATGCTAACTTAACATGTAAATTATTATTAAACTGTAATGCACTTACTCCATTCTTACTTGCTGTTGTCCAGTATATTTTATCTATAGTTTCTGAATGAAGAAAGTTTTCTTCTGATTTTCTCATATGTTCCCTTGTTCTAACTCTTTCAAAGAAAACTGAATCTTCTAATATATTTTGAAAAGGTTCTAATAAAACTTCTTGGGCTTTACTTAAATTAAAGGAAATCAATAAGAAAGCTATAGTAGTCGAAGTAGCTAATCCGAAAAACTTTTTAGGATTTCTCATTAAAGCTAAATGAGTCATAATGTATAAATTAATTAATACAGAAAGGTAGGATTTTCCGAAACCAATAAAAGGGACCAAGATGGCATGTCTATAATCTTTAGTAGTATCAAAGAAATCTAAAAAACATTTTCTTATTCTTGGATATATTTCATCAGCAGTTGGTCCTAAATAAGGAAAGGTTAAAAATTCTTCAGGAGTAGGTGGCTTTGTTTTATAATATACTCTCCAACTATTTGATATTAAATCAGATTTTTGATTACTTGTTAACTTATCATTATTTAGAATAAAATCTAAGGCTATTTTTATTTTACCCATATCAATAGAATCTAATCTCTCTTTGTAGAGAGAAACGTTACCTTGAACTAAATCAATGAGCGGATCAGCTATTGAGTATAATTCCTTATTTGGTAATATAATTGGATTAGAAGAGATGATAGGATCATATATGTTTGATAT